TCTAGCACATTCCCGCACGATTAACTCGGCGAATTTTTCCAATACTATCTTGTTCTGATCAATACAGCCTTCTTTGTATGATTCATATACAGCCTGTTTAGCAAGTTCTTCGATACGCTCGTTCATTCCTCATCTCCCTTTAGCCACGGTTCTGAACCTTGTCCATAATTCTCAGTATACTCTAGTGGTGCTTCTGCGGTTCGCCTTTCTTGCCAATCGTCTGCCATCTTGCGGAAACCCTCTTCATAATAAGTCATCTTCGCCTCCAATACTCTGCGAGCACGTTTAAGATCTTCAACGGTAACTGGTCTATATTCAACCATGATACTAAGCACATCCTCTAACTCCTTGATGCGAGAAATAGCCTTGGTAAAAGCGTCAGAATAAATATTTTTCTGCTCTTTCAATTTTTCAATGTGGTCAGCGACTTTGTCCATTTCGGCAACGCCCCCAGAACGCAGCCACTTCACAAGATTATCAGTCATCTTTTTCCTCCGGGTATGCTTCAGCGATAGTCTTGCGGCAACGCTTGCGCCAATCATCACGCTGCCACTGAGCCTTTTCATAACTCAACTCGATATAGTCATTGGCAATGTAGTGGACCATAGACTCATACTGTTGTAGGCGTTTAATTTCTTGAATTAGAAGATCACGCTCCCAATGCTCACAAGGTAATTGTATTGACGTTACCATTCTGGACCTGTTGTCTTGTCTGTGCGTTGATAGATATAACTAAAGTCGACGCCATAAGCAGGCACTACCATCAATCGTTCTGGCATGCCATTCTCATCATATGATCCTAAAGATCCATGAATAAAATATACTCCAGGATGATTTTCTGGATTCAGATGTTTATAAATGCGACCCATTCTAGTTACAATATCCTGCAACCGTGCAACTTCCGCTTCTAATTCTGCAACTCGATCAGTCATTACCAGTTCTCATAATCTGTGAGGTCTTTAAAGCGACCTTCACCTTCTGTAGTTTCAATTTCAGCACGGTAATGAGTACCGATGCCAGTGTCTATGGCAACAATCTTGACCACATGCGGCTGTGGATCCATAGTGTTAATCCACTTGACCAATGTTTCAAGTTCGGCGATACCAATTGTAATGTTAGTTGAGTGTTCTGCCATAACAACCTCTTAAAAGTGGCGATTCGGGAGGGATTCGAACCCCCATTTGCAGCTCCTGTTACGATTAGGGAGGTAGAAGCTCCCCTCGGCTACCGAACCAATTCTTTTGCTGCAACATACCAGCTTCCCATTGCACCTTTGAATCCCATTTCTTTCAGTGCTTTGTTCATACTTTTATGTTTAGCATACAAGTTTCTAAACTCTTCTTCTCTCCCAAACATTGGGTTTCTACTATTTTCTTTACATTCTTCTGAACAAAAAAGTTCTTTTGTCTTCAAAAGAAAATCTTTACTACATAGTTTACATGATGAAATTTTAGGATTCCAATTAACAACCCTACCTTTTTCCCAACCTTTATTAATATACAACTCTACAAGGTTTTTGTCAACTTTTTTTGATTGTTTCATTGATTTATTATGAATCCAACTTGATCCAAATGAACTATTTTTCTCGCCTATCATCTCAGACATAGCGACTGATAATTTAACTCGAAACCATTCGTATCTTCTATTAGAAATTCTTTCTGACATAGTTTGATTATATGAACACATCATATTAGCAGCTTTAACTAATCCGTGATGTGATGGATACATTTTAACTAATAAAAGATGACATATAAAATGTTCTCGTGCTGTTAAAAGAACTAAATTATCTTTTTTATCATTCCCACCCAAGCATTTTGGGATTATATGATGAGACTCATAATATATATTTTCATCACGTGGTCTATTCTTTCCATTATTAATTATAGAATTGTATATCTTAGAATAGTCCATCTACTTCTCCAGTTGTATTTATACTTTTTACTGAAAAAGTAGAAGTCTATCCAGCTGAGCTAAGAGACCTTATTGTTATAATAGCATACTATTATTTATTGTCAACATTCTAGATGATTATTCATCCATTCTCTAAAATGTAGCCATTCTTCTTTTAGCATATCACGTTTCCAAATATTATAGATACGTGGGACAAACACTAAGTTATCTATGGTGCTTGCACCTTTCTTTGCCTGAGGGATTTTATGATCCAACCCAGGAAGATGATACAAGTCATCAGTTACTCGATTAAAACCTAAACCCCAACATACCTTTCGGTCACCGAAGTAGTCAGGAGCTATACTGTATAGCTCCTCGGGAGTTGCGTCGTATTCAGCTTGCCTGCTGTACTCGATACAGCGAAGCATTTTTAAGTCTATACGACCTTCCATAACTGCTAGATGATAATCACCATTCAAATAAGTAACTCCATCTGGCAGTCTATATGGGCGAAGTTCGTTCTCCAGAATAAGTTGATTAATTTCAACCACAGTCATCGAACTAGCCAATCATGAACCCTAATGGTTTCGCCATACTTGTTCTTCGGAGCAGTCATTGAATTTTTAAATTCTTCCCTAGCAAACTTTGTAAAGACATGATAGATAGCATGACTTACTTTGATCTCAGGACCAATGCCATTACCTTTACCATATTCGTCATTTACAGCCTTTTTACAAGTTGAATGTAAAGATTCAGAAGCTGTACCAAAATGCCTATCAATAACATTAGATAGTTCGCGAAGATTTTTGTTTACTAACTGACCGCCAATGTAATCACCATGAAAGTTTTTCTTTGGATCCTTATCTACTAAGGTCCACCGATGATCTTGCTGACTAAACAAATATGTTAGCCCCAACAAGTTAGCTGACTTAATAGTTTGATTGCCGTAAGAAGAAATCATAACTGCGGCAGCGATATCCATATTTTCAATACCCATACGAGCTGACTTTAAGATATCTCCCATATGACTAATACCCCTGTTAGCACTAGCATTTGGGTCCTTTGCACGGCAAATATTAATACCCCAACGATTTGCCCAATGTTTAATATCAAGCATTTCTTGATCTTCTTTGAAGGGCTTTTTTCCAGCTGCAATATACTGCTCTGCTCTAGTAGAGCGATTACGATAATTGTCGTATGGCTCTGAAGGAAGATTATCAACATTACAGGCACAGAACTGATCAATATCTACAGTAGTATCATCTGAAATTCTATACTGCATAGCGATATAACGAACACCAAAAAATAATGATGCTACGCTGCGATGCTGTGCATCATTGATAAATGCTCGTTCACCACTAGTTTCCATTCTGCCAATGGCATTAAACACTGACCATGGATCAAACTTAAAAACAATTCCAATACAATGTCGAAAATAAAGAATACGTTGACTACCGAAATTAAGCCAAAGCTTTTCAACTGGTTGACGCTCAACACCCTCCATTGGAGTAATGTTCATAAGTGGAAAATCTACACCCCATAGTGCCTTACTATCAGCCAACTCATCGAGTGCAAGAATCCAAGAATCCAATAGACTAAGCATGCCACTGCGGGTAAGAGGTGTCCAAAGTTTCTCTGGAATTTTTTCAAGCCTATCAGCTACATCTTTTTGAGTAAGTTCTCGATAATCAACACGACTATTTTTTGGACCTAAGATTAGTTCAAGATCTTGACCAAACTTCTGTGTAACAACTTGCGGGTATCCAAAATTTATATATTGCGTATTACTCATATTTTATTTCCTTATCCAAAAGGTTGTTTTTGCATAGCACCATACTAGCAATTACTAATATACAAGTTTACTAAATTCTGTCAACCTTCTTTTTTGTTACAAATTATGTAACAGTTAATGCTCCCAAGGAAACACAATCCAAGCATTGTCTTCTGCTTTATTGATTTCCATTGCAGCGTATCCTACAGTTTCTGTGCTGGCAAGATTGTTAACTACCGTTGCAAACCGAACATTAGTACCCCAACAAGAATTCCATTTCTCATTGGCAGGCAAACAACTGCCGGGCCAATCCTGCTTAATCCAAGCAATAGTTGCTCCGCTATCGTTAATAGCGTCGACAATAAGAATGTTTACAGGATCTGTATTGTATCCCATTGCATCTTCTGCCATCCAACAATTATGATCACAGTCATCCTCAACGCCATCTCTCAATGATACTTTAAGTGCATACATTGGAACTTCAAGAATATGGCTTAGAATCACTGCGGGAGTTAACCCGCCTCTGGTAATACCAACAATATAATCAGGCTTAAACCCACTCTTAAGAACATCTAGTGCAAGCTTAGTACACAGTTGATCCATTGATTCCCAGTTAATATAAGTCTTTTTCATATAATCCTCAAAGATATTTTTCAAATTCTGCATCCAACCATGGAAACAACGGCTTATAATCTCTATTACGACGTTGATCAATTGAGTCTAGAAAACTCTTAAGACTTTTGATCTGCGGTATATTAGGTTTGCTATTAGCAACTTGTGATCTAATTCCCTGCATATACTTCTTTGTATTCTCATGGTAAGGAACTGTATTCAACATTAAACTATCAAATGATTCAAAATCATCATCAAACAATCCAGGACCAAAGATATCAGGATTTAGATAAGGCGGCCATTGTACTGTCATGAAGTTGTTATAAACAGTATTAATCTCATTCCATTTTTGCATACGTCGTAATAGGTCAGGCATGTATTTGACACTTAATACATTAATAGCATGATTGACCTGCATACGTATCCACTTCTTGTTAACTAACTTTTCAAAGTTACGTTCCCACTGTGCCAAATCTAAATCACTGCGGATATATTCAGCTTGTGGACCCCAACAATCTAAGCTGGCAGTAATCTGTAGATTCTTAAGCTTACGCTTACCAATCAACTGTTCAAATCTGCTGATAAAATGATCCATACGCTTGTCATCAGCAGTTAAGTTAGTTACAATGTTAAAATCAAGATTGGGACTGGGATGCTCTTCAAAGAAATCCAAAGTCATATCAAACTCTTTCTGAAGGAAAGGTTCTCCACCTAGAATTTGAAATGTTGTAATATCTTTATGATTCAGTGCCAGCCATTCAAATAACAGCTTGACCATTTGATCATACTCAGAATTCATTTTCCATTCGTCATACTTTTCAAAGTAGGCTTCGTCACCAAATCTTCCATGCTTTTTAAGTTCAGCAGCAATCTTACTGCTAAACCATGGACCACAGTAAATGCATTTGAGATTACAAGTATTATTGAAATAAACTTCTAATGTACGAGGAGTTACTCGAGTTGCTGTAGGATCAGTCAAAAGCTCTTTAACAGTCATATGCTCAAATGGCGTAGTTAGATGCAATTGGCGATCACTATACCCACCTGCATCTTCAATGTTCTTACAATACTCACAACCACCGCCAGGCCATTTTCCTTCCAACATCATTTCACGATCTGCAATCTTACGGGGAAGATTATGAAAATCCATAAAATTCTCAAGAGTTAGTTTATCGTGTCTGACTCTGTGGCAACTAGCAGTTGATGAACGACTTAGATAAATTGTGCTGTAACCCCATTTAAGTCTACAGCCAGTTGCGGTTTTAACAGGAAAATTTGTCAATTTACCTCACTGCCTTACATTCGTGATCACGATGCGGGTCACAAGTATGACGTGTCTGCGGGCGCTGCTCCAAGTTATATGGACGAGGAGCTGGAGTTGGCATATGACGCTCTTCAACTTGTCGATGCTCATCGTAACGAGGCGGGGGAAGATATCCGCGATCAACAGGAACAATAATAGGTGCTCGCTCATAATAATATGATGGGATAGGACGCTCTTCAACTACAATAGCAGGATAGCTACGATGTGCATCTGCACAACCTGCAAGTGACAATGTTAGTGCTGATAACACAATAAGCTTTTTCATTAATACTCCAAAATGATGGCGGAAGGGGTGGGATTCGAACCCACGGAGGATATCGCTACCCTCGCTCAGTTAGCAACCGAGTGCTTTCGGCCTCTCAGCCACCCTTCCGTTTAGTATCATTACTATATATGCTTTTGCTGATAATGTCAATTAATTTAGATAATATTTTTGACTACAGTGACCTTTTATTCCACTACGTGGATTAATTCCATCATTGATCCAGTTGCTGCCCAACGTATCAAAGTAACGCTTGTTCAATGGATTCAAAATAGCTTGTCCATCACTATTGCCATTCCAAAACCAGCTGTCACGCTCACTGAATACAACATTGGTTGGTTTGCCATTATTGAATGTAGTTGGATCCCATTTTGGATACAGTATAATCTTAGCTGCGGCACTTGTAATATACTGTTTCAATCTTCTATTAAATCCATACCGATTAGGTTTAGTTTGGTAAAATTCATGTAGGTCACATGTTTCGGCAAACTTCAACAATGCGTGTGCTTGCTTAACAATCATCTCAGGTAGATCAGGAGTCCAATAGAATAACTCATCATACCAACCTTGAGCAACACGCTGCTGAGCATAAGGAGTAACACAATTGTCCATAATGTCAAAAAACTGCAAGTAATGCTTATCTCCATCTGGAAATATCTGAGGTTTTTCACTGCCCCATACAAAGCAAACTGATTTGCCTTGATCAATTAGATTACGATAATCTTCAATGCGTTCTCTAAATTGGCTTTTTATTATGTTATTGGGACTATAGTGATTATTGACATAATAATTGTAATCTTCACCCACACTCTTAATAAATGACTCGGTATGCTCAGTGATATCAATTAATCTAAACTTAAACTCCAACCCCTTATCACGCAATCGCTTGATACCAGGAAGTACAACACGATCAACTTCGGCGTTCATATAATCATCACGATCTTTAGAACCCTCAAGATTCCATACAGTTGCGATCTCGTCTATTTTTAACCCCGCATCAATCCATGCAGTTAATATGTTTACACTATCACTACCACCACTATAGAATAGCACAACATAATCATATGCTGATCTTATCTGACGACAGCGAGCTTTATACAATTCATATAAGTCTAATGATGGTTCTTGCTGCCAATTTTGAGCAGCAAATATGTCGTCATTGAAATGCCACTGTGGCCAATATCCAGTGACATTTTGCAATTCAATTGCTTCAAGTTTACTAAAAGTTCGATGAATATTGACTTGATAATATCCATGTTTATATGGATCATTTTTAAATATCATGATTTAATTATATACTATCGTCCAGCTAAAGTCGATTTAATCATCCATCCATGCTTTTTATGAGCAGATTGACGCTCAGCTAAAAAATTACTCCAGCCATGATTGCCTGCTGTTTCAGCTTCGTTGTAAGCAACTTGTACATTATACAATACTGTTTCGTTATCTTGATATAGTCTGTGAAACATAGTTAAAGCGTCGGGAGTTTCACGTTCATCACCTATTTTACTAAGCTCTGCAAAACGTCCTAAACTGCCAGGTACATATGATCCCATAGCACGAATGTGTTCGGCAATAGTATCTACTGCTTCAAATACATCCTCGTATATTTTTTCAAGTAATATATGATACTGATAAAAATCAGGACCTTCGATATTCCAATGATAGTTGTGAGCACGGAGATAAAATTTGAAATGGTCAGCCATCACTACTTTAGCAGTTTCAATCATCTGTTCACTCATTCTTATCTCCGTGTTGTATTATATTTAAGACTTAAAGACCTTTAATGCATTTTCCCAAAGCTCTGTACGCTCTGCAAGCCCAATGGTTCCTCCATTGATACGTTTTGTACAAGTTAAAATATCACTTGCATCCGAATACTTGTTAAGATCATTCTTTTGCCAAAACCAACCAGCACTACGAGCAGCACCTTCTGGAGTAGTCAGATATAGTGGATCTTCACTAAGGTCTTTGCCCAAAGCTTCGCCACATTCTTCGTAATTACTCTTACCAGTTAACTGAATAAAGCCCCTGCCGCAATGCTTCCACCCATCGCCCGAACCCTCATCGCCGTTGCCCATGCGGTTAGCATAAACACGATTAGCAATCTTTTCTGGATTATGAGCATATTCGTTAGCAGTATCTTCATCATCAAAATACTTGTGAAAGATCTTCATTAGACCCTCTGCTTTATAGTTTAAATTTTCTTTAGTAATTCTAAAATATGAACTTTCGTGGCAGCACTGTGCTAGAAACATTGCCATTCGCTCTGGAGTATTAATTTCAAATTCTTCCATTGCATCATTTAATGGCTGTAAACATGCGTCGATTGTCTTCTCATCGCAACTTTCAAAAGCATCCCAAAACTTATCTTTATCCATTAGCATTTGTTGATTTCCTTCTGCTAATGTATTTATTTTCAAAAAAGCTAACAATAAATATTTTTATGGAGAATTTCAATTATATTGTTATATCAAATGGCAGGGCAGGAAGTCAATTATGTTGTTTTCTACTCAATGAGTATGTTAAATCAAAAATATCGAATAATTTGAATTTTTTTATTAATTTTCAACAAAAAAATATCATTGAGAATTATGAGAACAACACCATATATCACTGTCATAATGAACAAAATTTACTACAAGTTCCAAGAGATTTTATCATAATTTATGTGACCAGAAATATTTTTGATTTAGTAATAAGCAATCAAGTTGCAAGCTATCTAAATCAATTTGCTTATTTTGAAAATACCAAAAATTGGATTGAAAATCCCAAATCTTTCGAAATCCCATATTCAACTTTTGCCAATGATTATATGGCTAATCTAAGATTTAATAGAAGAATTGAAAAACTATTGGGTAATTTACCAAATACTGTTGTTAACATTGATTATGATCATATCAAAACAAACAATGATAAATTTTATGATATCATAGGAGTAGATTTTAAATTATCTAAACCACTTGAATTTATTAAAACACCATACGATTATAATAAACTAGTGACTAATTATGAATCACTAAAAGAAATAAAGTTCCGGATCTAGGAATATCCCATCCTAGACACCTGCTGCTCCGGAGACAGCGCCCACCGCCATAACTTACTATCTTCGTTCGCTGTCAAGTAAGCCAGGTGGCCCTATTGCTGTGTATGCCGTTATTATCTTCGAGCGACCGAATATGCGATACACCAAGCAAAACATTGAGTTAGCTAGACTCAACATTAATAGGGGCAATATCTAAAAGAAATAATACTTTGTCATACCAAAAATATATATAGCACTGACAACTGCTTGAACGATCAACAGACTCCACTTCTTCCACACAATACCCATAACTGTCCAACCAATATTAGCAGCTAGACAAATCCAAAGATTAAGTGGGAATATATTCAGTGAAGTAAAAACTACTCCAACTAGAAGCAGAGCAGTGCTACCCCATTCCATAGACCATTCAAGTCTTTTATTCACTTTGTATCCCTCAATGAATCTATCATTAACTTACGCAATGTTTTTGGACTACATACCCCAACAATTAACAACATACTACAAAAAACAAAAGCATCAACTCTATCTTTAATGCCTTTCCAAATTTTTGTGTAAGGATTGTCAACATACCACCATTTAAAGTCGTTCCATTTATCTATAATCCACATCTTCATTGAATGATCTCACTTGTGTTAATGCTTCGTCAATTTGTTTTGTACTTACTCGATTTTGCTCGTACCCTTCGCGACACATACGCACATACTCTTCACGAGGTTCGGACAAATAATCTTGATCGCCCATTGTATAAATCCAAGCCTTTACCCAGCCAATCTCATTACTGTGAACCCAAGCTTTGCAGCGTAGGTAATAATTTGGGAAGCCTTCGAAGCTATCCAAACTGTCGAGATGATCGTCATCAATCATCCAAACTACGCCATCCACTTGGTCTCCTGGATTGGCTAGTTCAACATCTGCATGTTGTCTAAAAACAAACTTGTAGCCTTCCAACTGTCCAGGGCCAATAGAACGGGCTCCGGGGCAACGCTGAGCCATTGAGTCAAGATTGGTATTTGCACCATATGCGAAGTAGAATTGAGTTCTTTTCATATTATTAGTATATATGAAACCAATTTTTTGTCAACTGAAAGTTAGCATACAAAGTAGTGCATCTTCCTCATTATGGAATTCAAAAGCTATTTCAGTCCTATCCATTTCTACCATTCTATGACTATGAACTGTCTTAATAAGATGTTGGTTTTCTCTATACCAATCACTAAATTCTGCATTCATAGTAGGAACCGTTTCACGGCTACTCTCAACATAGCTTCCTCTATATTCCCAATCTCTAAATCCACGTGTAAGTTTGTGTAGTATTACATATCTGCTCATGACCACCTCAATATAAACATAATGGCATCTTCTTCAGTATCAAATTCCAACATTCCTGTCTTGGCGTTAGAATTAACTTTCCATTCCTTTTTCCACTCTTCAAAGAGATGAGCTCTTTGTTTCATATCACCATTTGCTTCATTATGAACTGCCCTCAAGAAATTTTCCCAATATTCATAGAGTCCAAGATAGTGTACACCATACTTAGGGTTCTTATCCTCTACTAAAAGATGAAATGGAATCTCTTTCATAACCACCTCAATGCGAATATTGTTATGTCTTCTTCCCGTTCAAAATACCAGTAATTTCCCATAGAAACCCACTGCCCTTCAAGGTTTTCAAGGCACCAGCTAGATTCAACTTCTTGCCAATTTCTAACAACGATACAAGTCCAATTATCCATTATGACCACCTCAGTATAAACATTGTTACAGTTTCATCGTCTGGACATTCAACCCAATTTTGATATACATTACAGGAATATTCTTCGCACCATGCTACTAATTCTTCATCAGTTTCTAAATTATGATTGAGCATACGACTATAATGATCGCGATTCCAAAAAAATGTACGTATAGCTGGACTATATTCCCATGTTCGTTTCAAAGGTCTTTTCCTAGGCACACGATATGCTTTTGATGTTCTTGCTGTCATGCCCAAGTCAACAAGAATATAGTAAGCTCTTCATCATCTAACACAATCTCAACTTCTTCCCAGCGGCCATCTGTATCAGTCTTTATTATAACTCCATAGCCTTTAAAGAACTCTTGAAGCTCTTGTCTACTGTCAGGTCCACCAAGTCTAACCCTATAAAGTTCGGCACGCAGATTGCGATATATCATCTGCCACGCATCGCTCATTAGTGCTAATTTCATGATGGAATAGCAATTGTCTTGCTTACTGGTCGTTCTACTCTCTTCATGTTACAGTCTACACAATGACTATGCATGAAGCCAGTTCCATTCATTTCAAAGTTGATTGGATTCAGAGTCTTTTGATCATGTGTCCACGTAGTCCAACGATGCCAGCCAATGCGACACTTCCAATTCATCAACATCTTCTCTCCAGATAATATTCTAATTAAGTTTTCATCGCTTACTTCAACCATATTCCTTATCCTGTCCTGACCATGTCAATGAGTATAACACAGCATCGTCATGACTTTTAAAATACATTGCCTCACTAAGCATAATATATTCGTTTTGTATGTTTTCCCTGAACCAATCAATTGAAATTTTAACTGTGAATGGAATCATAATCCATCCGTCATTGACTAATTGTTGTGCTTTAAGCTCATTGACAATTTCTTTATCAATCTCTTCTTGTAATATCTTAGCAAGTTCATCACTTATATGATGCTGAGTATATTGAGATTCTTCAAAAGTCCATTCGGCACTGAGTTTTCGAGTCTTTGCTTGGACTTTGGTTTTAACTCTTTTCATGACCACCGCAATACAAACATGATGAAATCATCATGGTTCTTGAAGAAGAAAGCAGTTCTATCCGCACTGACACACCAATTATAGAAACTGTCGATACCAAAGCTATCCAAACACCAATCTACAACTTCAAAAATGTTGATATAATAATCATTGATCACAGCATAATGCCATGGTCCTGGATTTTTAAATATATCTTCCACGATGCCAGATTTGATTATCATGCCCATCTCAACATAAACAACAGCATATCTTCTTCAGTTTCAAATTTGATATAATTTTCTTCAATGATATAAGCATTGTATTCTTCTAACATAACAAAAGCCATGCCCCATACTGCATCTGGAGTTTTCTTATATGTATGGATATGAGCCATGAAATTCTTCCAAAATTGAGTGGCATGACCTCTGCCATCCAAATCATGGTAATAAAATGCTAGTCTAGTCATCCCCAAACCATTATAAACAGTAGTCGATCTTCATCAGTTTTAAAATACCAAAGTCGATTAATCTGTGTGCATGAAATTCGCATCTCTTCAACCCATTGTCTAATGCTATTAGACTTCGTTGGTCCAGGCCAATATTCCAATTCATGTGTATATGAATATTCTGCTTTCATAGCTGTTTCCATTTTCCAAATGGTGTATATAGGCGGATGCATCATAATTTCAGGAATGTATATCTCAGTGAGATAAGCATTGTTTTTTTGAATATGAATTGATCGTGGCATCAATAGCATATTCAATTTGCCTTCATGAATGTCTTTTTTGTCAGTAGTCAAAATGACATCATATTCAGTCACGACCACCTCAGGATAAACATTGTTAATTGATCTCGATTGCGAAACTTAAACGTGTCATAACTTGTACGGTAACCGCACTCATTCTCTTCGCACCACTCAGCCATTTGCATAATAGGTTGTTTATCTTCATCTTCATTGAGATCAGCAAAGGTATTGATATAATGTTGCTGGTGAAAATCAACTGATGAATAATCTTCAATTACACGAACTCTTGGAAGAAATCCGTCACTGGTAACTTGGTCTGTTAAAACTTCTAAACGATATTTCATGATCCCCAACGAAGTAAAAATTGAAGCCTGTCTTCTGTATTAGTAAAATTAATGATTATGCCTTGTCTTTCATAATTTTTACCCATTATGTCTCGACACCATTGCTCGATTTCTTTTTCATTTTGAAACCACCAATTGTAATCTTGAATTAATAATCCAATAATATCTTTATCGAATTCAGCGGTAACAACGATAAAATGACTTTTTTCCATTAAGTATTCCGACTTTGATGAAGTTGTTTATACAGTTTTAATTTTACAGTTTTCATTTTTAAGTTTGTCTGTCAACATCAAAGTCGAAAATTCTTATGTTTCGATTTTATATGCAAGCCACCCAACAGTAGCAATAATCCAAGCAAATGCTTCTGATGAGCGTGACCAATTAAGCATGATTTCCATTATACAAATGGCAATAATTGCCCAAGGTAGATGATTATGAATTGCTTTGCGAAAGTCCATTTAAGTTCCTATACTGGATGCCACATTAAAGGTTCTTCTATACTAGTAGTAAGCCATTTCAAACAGAATAGCAGCTTATCTTCTTCATTGTCAAAATAGAAGATGCCGCCACTTTTTTTCTGATGTTGATTAACTATTTCAACAAATTCCATTATTGAAAATACACTACCTGGATCAGTTGCTTCTGGATATTGCCATTCAAAATGCCATTTGATATTTGATTCTGCTAACCAATTGATAACAGCATCAGTGGGGCCTTTACCTCTCTTGCCAATTTCATATTCAGTTACTCTTGTATCGTAACCTACGTGAATTGAAAAAGGTTTGAAATCCATACTAAATCCTTTTTGTACGCCAAGTCGGATTCGAACCGACACTGTAAGGGTTTTAAGCCCTTTGCCTCTGACCTGTTGGGCTACTGGCGCATATTATTATAGTACAGGAATACTTATGAACTGTCAATACTTATTACGAATAAATATCACATGCGTCTGAGTGAAATTGAACCTGGTCAAAAAAGAAATATTGGTCCTGAAATAATTGGATACAATGTTGAGAAGTTTGAACAACTTTGGGAAAAAGCCATCGTTCCAAATTGTAGTGAATCAATTGCTGCTTGTAAAAATGGCGGCAGATTTATGTATCGTGGGTTTAATAGTGGTCAACCTATTGTCAGAGGCAGAAGTTGGGAAAATAGAATTCCAGTGGATAGTGATGATAAACTCAGCAGACGTTTTGACAGCATGTTAAAAGCATTAGGATTCAAAGCATTAAGAAGTAACAGCATATTTGTCACATCTGCTGTTAAAACAGCCAGTTATTTTGGAACACCTTACATTATTTTTCCAATTAATGGATTCAATTACACATACACTTCTTTTACGGATTTATCATTGAATCCTGAATCAGAAGGCACCTTAGGTAATGAATGGGTAACCAGCAATGATCCAAAAGTGTTTTATGAAGAGTTTCACCCACGGAATAAAGACCTTGCAGTTGCTATTAATCAAGGTGTAGAAATTTATATTAATGGTCAATACTACGCATTAAAATATAATATGTATGGCGAATATCTATCTAAAAAATTAGGCATAGGGTTATAAGAATGAGAGTATTTGAACTTTTCCAAGCAATTCCAGAAGGATTATTCGATCAAAATATCTTTAAAGCAGTGTTTATGGCAGGGGCTCCGGGTGCTGGTAAAAGCACCATTGCCAACAAGTTGTTTGGCGGGTCAGGATTAAAGAGTCTTAATGTCGATACTTTTTGGCAGTTGTATAACCAAATGGGCAAAGAGGGTGATTACGAAAAGTTTTGGCAGTTGTATAAGAAACAGGAAGGCAATTACCTTGCTGGTCGTTTAGGTCTATTAATAGATGGTACAGCTCGCAATCCCGAGAAGATGGCTGACGTTAAAGCTCATCTTGAAAGCATGGGGTATGATTGTGCTATGATCTTTGTTAATACCTCATTGGAAACAGCATTACAGAGAACTGTACACCGTGCAGGAACTCCCGGAAAAGATCAAGGTCGTGTAGTAGATGACGAGTTTGTTCGTTCAACTTGGCAGCAGGTTCAGAATGGACTAGGTAAGCTACAAGGAACATTTGGACAGCAGTTCTATATCATTGATAATAATGAAACTCCTAATATTGGATATGTTGATAAGGCAATGAGAGCGTGGCTTGCTGCTCCTCCTCGTCGCCCAGCAGCAGCAGAATGGATTAAGCAACAGCGAGCAGCAAGAACACAAGGTAATACCAATGGCTAAAGCACCCGTAAAAGCACCTAAGATGACATTACAGCCAGGTGAGAAACAGAAGCTTGATGTTAAGGTTGTTAAGTTAAAGATAGCAAAAATTGAATCAATGAAAGAAGAGCTTGATAAATTAGAATCTGCTCAACGCATGGCTGGACCTTTAGGCATTGCTCCAACAACTTTTGCAAATAAAGAACTAACTGCAAAGATGGCCGAGTTTCATGCTATGTTAGATGCTGAAGAAGCAAAACTTCGTGCTCAAGTTGAACAAGCAACAGCTACCGCTGTAGCATCTCAAGCAAAATCATTTGGCCCACTTGTACAAACTATACAGAAAGAATGTAGTCAGGCATTAAAAGCATTTAAAGCAACTGGCAAGATATTGTTCAGAGGTGTTAAGAAAGGCAAATCCAATGCTCCTGCTTATGTTGGTAGAAGTTGGTCTGAACGAAATGTATTGAATAGTACTGAAGAAGGACAAAAAATATTCGACTATGCTCTACAAAAGATGGGTATCAGTGCTTTGCGTAGTAATAGTATCTTTACTACAAGCGATAGCGATCAAGCAAGTAGTTACGGCAACTTGTATATCATCATCCCAAAAAATGGATTTCAATTCAGTTGGGCAGTGCAGGAGCCTGACATGGTAATCGACGATGTATCACCCTTATATAAAGAAGCTGCTATTGATTTGATTATTGATAACGTCGATAAATTAGTAGAAGCAGGTAAAATGTCTAGTGATGCTTCAGGGTATGAATGGCAAGAAGTTCTACAATTTGAAGGGTATGAAGCATCTATAAAATATCTTAGAGATGCCAAATATCCTGCTACTGCATTAAAGAAGATCACACTTGATAATATGATCGATTATCATCACATCAAATACAATATCGAACCAACTAATAAGAACTTTAATGAAGCACTTGCTTCAGGTAATGAAGTTCTCATTAATGGAGAATACTATGCATTTGATCTCTCAAAATTCAAAGACATATTGTCAGGACTACTTGGGATAAAGATCAATTATTAAAGCTGCTTGGCAGCAGCTAGTCTTCTGATATAAGACAGTTCGCATACGCTCACTGTTTATATCTTCGACTATTATTCTTCTTTTATTAATTTCTGTTAGATTAGATGTCATACTGATCCCTTTTTGGGACCAGTGACAAAGAAACTTCTGTTGAGTTCTCCGACATTATGATAAAGGAACTTGTTTTCTACGGGTGTAATATACAAGCGGGGCGGTTGACCTGTACCCCTTTACTCCAGCTGATATTCAACGGAAACATCACTGACCTTATCAATCAAATTAGTGATGCTATGCGGATGCTTTTTCTCAGAGCCGCAATCATTTAGCCTATCGTTAGCCAAACGGTGTCCACAAGTCTGCAATGTCGGGGTGCAGCCAACCTTCAAGAATTCTGATGAGGGACTATGTGATAGAAAGATGCCCCATTATTGCTAATGAGGCACTGTAGGATTAACCTTTAAGATGCTTTAGCAAATTCTCAGGTGAACTTTCGCCATATGGATCATCATTAGCTTCGCTGCGATATCCTGGCTCTTCAAACCAAGCTTCAATTGTGCCATCGTTAATAATAGCAGCATACCGCCAACTACGCTTACCAAATCCTAGATTATACTTGCCCACAAGCATACCAAGACCTTGCGTAAAATGTCCATTTCCATCTGGGATGACCTTGACGTTATTAATGTTTTGATCCTTTGCCCAAGCGTTCATAACGAAAGCATCGTTCACTGACATGCAATAGATTTCGTCGATACCAAGCGACTTAAACTCTTCAAAGTTATTCTCAAATCCTGGTAACTGATACGTTGAACAAGTTGGCGTAAATGCTCCAGGAAGGCTAAACAGAATAACCCGCTTGTCCTTAAAGTAATCATCTGAGATTTTATCTTCCCAACGAAAAGGATTTGGGCCTTCAATTGATTCGTCGCGAACACGAGTTTTAAAAGTTACATTTGGAACTGTACGTCCGATATAATTACTCACTTATCTTCTCCTACTTTAGTGATTTCAATTACATTTTCAATACGGAAACTACGCCATTCATTAATGTCAGTGACATATACACGCATAGTATCTAGATTTAGTTTACGAGAAACCTTCTTCTCGTCAGACTCAATTAGCTCTACTACTGGCAGTAGAGTAGAATCTAATGTGCAGGGCATAGTTCGTTCAGTACCATCTACTTTAGTAAAACGAACATTATGAATGCCATTAGCAAGTGTGGCTGCAATTTCTTCTCGGATCATTTCTTTACCTTCTTCTCAACAACAGGCTTTGCGGGTTCAACAACTTTCTTAGGACGTCCGCCCATAAATTTCATAATTGTTTCAGGATCACTGCGATGACCAATTGGAACTTGTGTAACTTCTTTTCCGGCAGCAAGAAATTCTGCTAGGTAGTCTCGTGGATCAATTTCTTTAGCCATGTTATGTTATCCCAATGTGTTGATTAGTTTTTGAATTTGTGCAGGACTTTCTTCTACATTCCAACTAGTACCTTGTGGACCACCGTAGATTACAGTACTAAGACTGCCACCCTGCTCTGTGGCAATTTGAAATACACTAACAATCCAATTGGCATGTAAGTAGAGCTCGTTGCCCTTATGTTCTTCTGCTGCATTTGTAAGCTTAACTAGCATTGCTTTTTCCTCTGTTGTGTATGGTGCGGGGTGAGGGTCACGATCCCCCAACCAGGCCGTTATGAGCGACAGGCTCTACCAATTGAGCTAACCCCGCATTATTATGGTGGTCCTAACAGGATTTGAACCTGTATCGCTCTCTAATCTGGAGACGGTGCCCGTTATAAGCGGGGTGTTTTACCATTAAACTATAGGACCTTTCGTATCTCTGACCAACTAAGTTGGTATTTGTTTAGTATCAATATTCTAACATTATTTTGTTCTGCTGTCAATGAAATTTTGCGTTCATCTTTTTTTATTAACCAATCATTTTTTGGATCTAAATATATATTATAATCTATTAGATAAAAATCCGGAACATATCTTCTAAATTGAGTACCATCATGATATTTTAATGATTTTGGTCTAATCCATTTTATTTCATTTTCATCTAAACTTCTTGCTACCGCAGACTCATATGAACTATCTAAATAAACACCTTTATAAAGTTCTGGCTTACTAAAGAATTTTCTTTTATGTAAATGATTAACTCTAACTTCTGATAGATATTCTTTCATCTCAGTAGAATGTTTATATCCTAACCCGTGTTTATTTCCTTTATTAACTATAGCGGCCGCCTCACGTCCTTTTTTAGATGCTTCTTTACCTTTTTCTGTATGAAGTCTAAAAGTATGACCCCCAAGACCTCTTCCAGTAGTAAATTCTTTGCCACAGTGTTTACACAAAAACATGTTGGTATTCCTTTTAAGTATTTATACCAACACCCTCCCGTGTACCAACACCCGCCCCCAAAACTTTTAATTTCGAACCATTGCTTGATACCAGTGCTTACGATCAATAACAACGCCGCCCAGTGGTCGCCACCCATTATTAATCATCTTTTGAACTGCTTCTACCAATGCTTCCATATTATCTTTTTCAACAATAGTATAAACCATTTGATTTCCTAAGTTATTTACTTTACAGCATCAAACCATTTGTCTGGATGCCCTCTACCAATTATAGCACCATCTTCACGCAGTGTCAAGATCTTTTTTTCTAAACCTTGACGCTTCATATCTTCCCATACGGTTTCTAATTCCTTTTCGAATTCTTCTACTGAACTCCAAGGACTGGCATCAATCCACTTGTTCGTAGGTAGCTTTGAAGATCGAGGGCTTGCAAGCATAAAATTCTCCTTGAACACCTTTGATGATCCAATCGCCTTCGGTAGCAATATGCTGGACCTGTGCTTCTCTTCCATCTTCCAACGTGCGAATATGTGCTTCACCTTTGGCATCTGGATGTCTAGCTTTAGTAACAGTGATTAGTACAGCATCTCCGCAAAATTCGTGTAGCTGCTCGATACCTTCTGTGCTATAAACAAATTCAATTGCTTCAATTACAACTGGCTTCTTACGAAACTTTGGCATCAGCTTTTACTCCGGTAGTCCAACCAATGTCAGGATTTTCCTTGTAAGGATAAGCCTTCTGAACAGCTTTACTAACTTCCCATGAATTATTTTTCATTGCAGCCTGTGCCGTCTTAGCATATACCTTAACTTCGATTGGATCAAGAGCTACCCTACGATATGGACGGGCAACAAGAGTAAATTCTTTCTTACCTTTAGTAGCCTTAATATGATCCTTAAGCCACCCTGGCTGCTCTTCGTTCCACACTCGTTCCATTTCCTGTTTGGTAATCATGCATTCTTCTCCTTAGAAGGATCCATGGGCTTATCCATAGTATGTACGATTTCGATCTTACTAAACTCTGGCTTCTTCTCTGGAAGAGGTTCTGGCTCAACAATTGGGGCAGGAACTGTTACTACAGGCACTAACGCTCCGATTCGATTATCTGCTCGTAGCGTTCGATGAAAGTCAAAGCTTTGTGCAAGCAGCAAATACTGATTTTCCTTTCGTGCAATTGTATCACTATAGATCATAATCAACACTAATGCCCACCCAACAGATACTGCAATTGAGATTGTGTTATTATCTAGTAGAAAATTGATTAGAATATGATTACCCATTGTGCTACTGGCACCAACAAGCAGATAGAAAAGTGTATTCAACAAATTTCTAAAATATAGTTCATTGAAGATTCTCATTGGTAACTCCTCTTGATTGTGCATTTAAATTAGCTTCCAATAATGTGCGTTCAAGTTCTTCAATTCGACTCTTATAAGCTCTAGTAGCTTCTTCAAATTCTACACGTAGTTGATCAAGATGAGCTTCAGTTTCGCTTGCTTTTGAAAGCCAATAATCCATGTTAATCTGCTCGCGTCATGTTAACAACATCGCTAATGATATTCAACAAATCAGCAGTTGAAGCTACCATAATCTTCGCTGTCTTCCATTCATCACTGGAATCGCGTCCTCCAACCTCAACCATATATCCATTGTCATACATGTTGATAGTAAATGATTCGTTTACCTTAGTAAGCTTATCACTGATCTTTGATACTGTCTTAGTCATTGTTGATCTCCTATTGTTTTATAATAGACTATTATTCAATTATTGTCAATGAATAGTTCCAGACGCAACTTCTGAAATTTGCAAATGGATATCTTTTGGTAGTCTAGTTCCAAAAGCAGACTCTAATGCTTCCAAAACAACTTCACGAAGTTCTTTGGTATCCATGTCAGGCCCTTCCATTGTGATTTCGTGTTCTTCGTCAGTAACTGGGTCTACGAATTCAACTAAAATTCTCATGTGACCTCACTTGTCAATTGTGCCCAACTTACAGGCAACATTACTTTCGTTCTTAGTGCCATTATCGTAAGAAGTAATATAATATCCTCTGCCATTAATTAAATTAACAGCAAGTGTCATATTACCTTTATTACCAATATGTGTAATGATACCCATGTTGTCTTTCTTCTCGGAAAACATTGGATCAGGCTTGCTTCCGTTATAGGAAATAAATCCCTTGCCATCATGAATAATATAGTCAATCTTGTCACCAAGTTGAGTAACACACCTGCCAGTGGCCCATTGTTCTGCATGTGCGGGTGTAGCAAGTAATGTTGCTAAAATTAGCAGTTTCTTCATTATACATCTCCATCAAAGTGATAGTTCCACTGGGCATTGCCGCCCCACAAACTACGAACGCCGTTGATCTTAGTCTGAGTGCCGCAGTTCTTAGCAATAATGTCTAGAACCATCTGACGAGTGTCCTTGCCATTAAACAGACCAAAAACAATGTTTGCAGCATAAGGATCTTGCGGAGTGATAGTAGGCATCCACTCAAGAGCGAAACGCTTACGATCTAATCCAGCAGCCAAAACCATAGCGAAATACTTGTCATAAGCATCCACTTGATGTGCTATACCGTCCCAGAATTCAGTCTCAAACGCTTCTACACGCTTGCGATCTTCATCCATCATGAAAGCCTTAGCATCATCCATCTTCTCAGTGATCAACAACTCCACAACATTCTTCTCGTGGGTGAGGTTGTCTTTAGTCTTGTGGATCCGCACATACCACTCGCCCTTGATCTTGACCATATGCCCATCATCGAAGCGTATGATATAACCTTCAGCATCTTCCATGCTGCGAGTCTCTGAGATCAGATGCTCCATGCTGTCAGCAGTGCCCTCGTAGGTCTTTACTACTTCAATGTTGAACTTTTCGCCTAACACTACCAGATCACAATACTGCTTATACTCGCCGGTCTCAGTGCCACGCAGTGCGATAAGCACTAACCGATCCTCAGGATAGTCCACTACAATACGCTGCTTGCGGCTACACCATTCGAAAATTGGAGTCAGGCGCATGGACAAGCACCAACGAGCAAACTGCTCGTACTGCGGATGATGAGCAACGAACAGTTCAGCACCCATGCTGACATCAGTAACACCCATCTTAGTACCCCAACGGATACCAGCGTCAGTCATAACAGGGGTGATCATGCTGCCGTCAAGCTTTTCAAGAATAACATGTGGCTTAGTGAAGTCAATAACTCCAAACTGAGTTTCATCACGCTCATTGACATTGAAGAACTTGTGTAGACGACGCATCATCAAGCGCCCATCAGGATAGAACAGTATGCCACGGCACTCACGACGTATTGCTGCTAGATTCACAGCCTCAGGACAACGCTGCGATCCACAGCCCTCAGTTTCGCTTACGGGCATCTTGCAACCAGGACACCAGTATTCATCATCCAAAACGGGAGGAAAAGTATCAGTCATAGCGACCATATAGTTAACAACATAACCCCAGTCACGCTCGGCAATAATGAACTCATCACGACCCTCAATAGCAGGGCGCACATCGTCCAAATGCCGAATCATGGGAAAATCGTAGTTCATTTTGCACCTCGTTTGTATTATTAATATAGCACAGTTTGGCTATCTGTCAACTGCATTCATATGATATTCGATAATATGCCAACCTTCATCAAGATCGGGCATCTCCAACATCTCGACCATGCTGTCTAGGATATGAGCAGGTATGCTCTTGCCCTGTCGGCTGTTGAGACGACGCTGCCACTCTTCCTCAAGCGGAGTTGCAAAGAACACGGCAGTCTTGCGATAGTGTTCAGGCACCATTGCCAACTTGCTCTTGCGGCTCTTCTTGGTAATGTTGGTCTGATCCCAAATTACATCCTTGTTGGCAGCGAAAGCTTCCTTGGCCCGCTCGGTAGCAATCTGGGTAGCAAACTTGATATTCTCCTTAAACACTTCGTTGTAAGTGCTATTACGAGCAGCAGCAGTTTGATCAATTATGTCATCAGTGCTGACAACTACAGCATCGCCTTGATACTTCTCACGCCAAGTGCTCTTACCACTTGCAGGTACTCCGATAAGCATATACATAGTTGGCATGTTATTGTTCCTTAAAATGGTGCATGGTTTGGATCGTCCTTTGCAGGAGTCATCCATCCAATATCCTTACCAGTCTTTAATGCTGACATTACACGATCCGACTCATACTTGTCAACCAGTTTCTGCTCTGCTTCCTTAATACGATCAGTCTTAAGCTTGAGCAATACTGTAAGGTATTCACGCTGCTTGTACCAACCCTGCAGGAAGCATACACACTCTTCCACTGTGCCATTAAACAGAGCGATATTACGAGCATATACAGGAAGAGCAGTAGCCTTATCCTGAGTCATAAGACTTAGATGATCACTGCCATAAGCAGAACGACGGATTTCAAATCCGCAATCTTCTGCCATTACCTCCAGCGTCTTAACTAACTGGTAATTAGTGTAGTTCATTGCCTGTCTCCTGTGACATGAGAAAGATTAGCCTGTCTTCTTCCTTTAGGAACTTATATAGAATGCCATATTGCTTCTTATGCTTACGACCGCTCCATCCTGTATATTGTCCCCATTGTCTTTCAACTACAACAGGAATCTTATCCCGCATTAGATCAATTTTCAACATAACATGTTGGTAATCAATAATATGATCCCAGCCACCTGATTGTGCTTCTTTGTATAGTAGCCAATAAGGCCACTTTGATTTGGGACGCTCTAGTACTTCCAGTTTGCCGGGGAACATTAGAAATCCCCCGGCGCAACTTGACATACCCTTACCCCTTGTTCCCTTATAGCATTTACGACTTGGTCTCTGTCGTCGAACCAGATGAAAGGCCAAGCCCAGTCACGCTGGATGTCGTGCAGCAGTTCAACCTTAACGATTGAGTCCTTACGGTTATCGCCACTTGCTCTCATATACAGAGAGTCGTAGTAGACATGATGCTTTGTCAGCCACGCCTCAGTTGCCTCACGCAGCCGACTGTCGCGACCACTGCACAGAACGATACGTATATCGCCAGAATCCAGGAAGCTATTCAGCATCCAAATGATATCCTCGTTGGGAGTATCATTTGGCAGACCAGCGTCCCAAGCAGCCCAGTTCTTAGGCTTACTGGCAACCCAGTGACGCCTGTGATCCACATTGCAGATCGTGCCGTCTAGATCGAATACAATTACCTTACCTACGAACATTGTTAGTCCTTTCTAATCGGAGCCATCCTCTTCCTGCTCCTCGTCTTCAAAGTCTGCCATCATATCTGAGATGCCAAACATTTCATTAAGTTCCTTGGGCACATTGTCTTCTACCCATGATGCATCGCCTTCAATTTCGATATAGTCATCATCGCCGTTATCAAACATGCCGCAATAGTTCATACCGGGTTCGAAGTAGTAGGCAGTGATTTCCCACCCCATATCGCACATGGCGTTATAGAACGCAATTGGGGGACTCCAGGCACTGTCAAAATATAGTGAAGCAGTATTAGGATCAGTTTCCTCAACATTGCCTTCGCTGCTGACATCCCACTTGGTTCCCCAGTGTTCGACACACCAATCATACCAACTGGCATAGCCATGCTTCTCAATGTTTGCAGCAGTTCTAGCAGCATCACGAGCTACATAATCTTCACCAATGGGTGTCTGTTCATGAAGTTCTTCAGGGCAAGGAACAAAAGCATTAAACAAACAACCATCGTTAAAAGCTGTAATCAGCTTGGTAACTTGGTTAGCATCTTCATGCTTGAACACTGCGGTATTAGCACAATAATTTGGCATTGAATTAGTCCTTCTTAGTTGAGAAGTTAGCGTTAAAGAAAACGCTCATTGCAATTACAGCAAAGTAGGTCTCGATGTTATAAGGGATAGCAAGTGCAGGGAACAGCGTATTAAGCGCCCAGATTGTAATAAATGGTCCGAAGATAGCAGCAAAGAATACTACCAAAAATAAGATAAACCACTTCATATTAGACTCCCACTGTCATGTCTTGAAAGTTGATGTGCCGACCCTGTAGATCCCAGCAATGCCAAAAACCATCCTCATAAAGGTACAAGTATTCAGCCCCGTGATCCTTCATTGCATTGTCTGCAAAATCATCTACGTCAGCATAAGTCCTAAAGCCAACATCTGCCTCGCCACGATCTCGACCATATGCAACACACATATTGCTGTAGAGTTCGTCGTAACGCTCGCTAGTCATCTGTACGTCGTGATAGCTGAAAGGATGTTTCTCACCAAGCTCAGGTCCAAGACTGGACAAGCTACCCAGCAGCATCAGTCCGTCAACCTTAGTGGCATCCAGATAGTGTTGCATAAGCGTCATGCCAACGCCTTCAGGATACCCGTCCCAGTGGCAGTAGATAGCACTCACGTCACCTTCGGATTCAAGCTTACCAATAATACAACGAGTAGCCATTTCAGTTCTCCTCAGGCTGCTTCGAGCATGTTAGCAGGGACACGGTAAGTACCGATGGTGGTTTGAACTACAATATTCTTAATAAGGATACGCTTAACAATGCCAACATACCGCTTACCGCGACTGTCAAAACGAACCGTATCACCCGGGCTGAAAGCATACTTGTTCTGCTTGCCCAAACGAGCACGATTAAACTTAATAGCCATCATCAAGCTATTCAACTGATCATTTGTAAATTCGCCAAACATGATAGCTTGATTAAGTTCAGTAATGGTCATTGCGATCTCCTTAGCTCATAGTGTATATTAGCATGAAAAGGGAGGCTGTCAACCTCCCTTTTAAGTATTAGTTATAGCTACGGAGTGCAGCAAGACGATTGGACACACGACGCATAGTCTCGAGATTCTTAGCCTTAATCTTAGCAATTTCGTCAATGCTATTAGTAGAGGGCTGAATCCCAACTTCAGCGAGCAACTGCTCCGCAGGCACTTCCTTCGTCTTAGCATTAAAAGCAGCGTTAATAGCACGAACAGACTTCTCAGCAGCAAACTTCTTAGAGACCTTCTTAACAATAGTAGAAAGCTTTACCGTCTTCTGCTTGGGCTCCTTGGCAACCTTAGCGGACTTAGTAGCAACAGGCGTCTCAGCAGCAAACGCAGAGCCTTGCGACTTAATAAACGCAATTGCATCTTCCTTAGACATAGGCTTGACAAGATCAACAAGCTTAATGTCGGTATGGCCGCTACGGGTAAGCACCTTAGTGCGAGCATCTGCGGACCCGTTAGCAACACGGAACTTGACAACACCTTCAAGCGAGGAAGTACCAGCAACAGTGAAAAGCTTAGACATGCTCTACTCCATTTGTTTTGGGGAACCATTCCCCATTCCCTATATTGTTATAATAGCACCTATTTGGGATCTGCCAACCTATTTTTTGCTCTTTTTTTAGTCTTTTTTGTAACATTTTCAGTTACGATTCAGCCAATCCAAGTGATATTTGATAAGCAATTCAATGATTTGCCCGGCATCATGATTGCCCATATTGTCGGTATTAAGCATGGCAGCAAGATAGCAATCCACATCTAAATTACGTGAAATAGCATATTCAGTTGAGATTGTAACAAGATCCATTACACGTTCTTCTGTCAGCAGCATGAGTGGTTGTCTCTGTTTCATATTGCTATAATATGCTCTATGAGGAATCTGTCAACCCTTTATATTTTTGATGTTTCTTTGAATATCAAACGTAGGGTAAATCCTAGTGTAATAAGCATGATTCCAGTTAATGTAATTCCACTTAGATAATCATGTGCTGCAAATAGTGAATAGATATAGTAGGCAATCGAGCCTAATATACTGATGATGAATACACCAACTCCTGATGCAATTAATAAACTACCGAAAATTCTTAACCAGTGTGACATATAATTATTTATAATTCACTGACAAGTTCGTTGACGATGTCTTTAACTAATTTTATTTGAGTAATATGTTCTATTCCATGTCCTACAAATATATGTCCGATATCAGCATTGCCATTAATACCTTGCAATAATGATTGCGTATGATTAGCATCATCTATAGCTACTTGATTGAATAATAATGCATTTTGTTTTAACTTTTGATCTAATACACTAATATTAGATTTACTGGATGCTATTATAGCTTGCTTAGCTGCATCAGTTAACAGACTTTCCGCAGCAGCAGCAAATACTGTTCCCACAGCTACCATATCTGCGCCATTGGTGATATAATATTTAACTTGTCCGGCAGTGGCTATTCCCCCCATTGGGATTATCGGACAACGGCTTTTGTTCATCAGTTGAAAAAGTTCATCTGTTGTCGAATTACCGGGCCGACCTGCACCTTCAGAACCTTTAAGTAAGAAAGCAGTATTAGGTTCATCGCTGTGATGTGAGAATATAATCTTTACACGCTTACAATTTAAATAACTAGCTAAATGAGTTGCTTTTTTAAAAGCGACTTCATCATATGTAGGTTCGCTATGGAACAGAATGTGAGATATTTTTAATTGATTAATTGCTTTGAACAACTGAGGATCTAATAATAGATTCCAATCTAATGCCAATAACAAATCAGTTGAATTGGTTAACTTTATATACTGTTCTAAATCATTGATTAATTCTACAGTATCTTTATAGCAATAAGCACTTATGCTGGGAAAAGCTCCAGCATTGTGAACAGCTAAGGCTAAATCCAATGTGGACACTCCATTCATTGGAGCAGCCAAAATTGGGTATTTAGAATTAAAGAACTTTGTTGATCTCAACAGTTTCTACTTGATCTAACCATTGTACTACTTCTGCTTCTGTCCAAATTGGAACTGCTAAATTCCCAGTATGTCTAAACATTTTAATCTGAAAATATGTAAACAGTTTGGGATTAACTATTTTACAAAGTTCATCTCTTGGAATGTCTGGAGTTTCAATCATAATACATTATTGCATGTAAGGTATATCTCGTCAAGAAATATATTGAAACTTCAATTATTTTAATATAAATTACTATAATGTTGAATACAAAAAAACTTAATAACTGCTTATGCTGCGATAACAATAAACTCAAATTGGTTTTTGATTTAGGCAAGCAGCCACTGGCCAATAGCTTCAAAGCAACTGCTACAGAAGCAGAAGAAACTTATCCACTGGCAGTTCAATATTGTGAAAACTGTAGTCATTTACAGCTAACTGATGCAGTAGATCCTGAGATCATTTTTAAGAACTATCTCTATGTAAGTGGCACCAGCAGAACTATGTTGGAATATTTTGATTGGTTTTCCAGCTTTGCTGTTGAATACATGCCTTATGGTTATCCAACAGGAAAAGTATTAGAAATTGGGTGCAATGATGGCAGTCAGCTAAACTACTTTAAGTCAATGGGATATGAGACCTGGGGAATTGATCCAGCTGAAAATATCTATCCAACTAGCAGCAAGAATCATACTGTTATTTGCGATTTCCTAAACAAGAAAAGCATACAGCGAATATGGCCAGATACATTTGATATCATATACGCACAGAATGTCTTTGCTCATAATGACAATCCACTTGAGTTCCTACAGTTGCTCAAACCCAAGATGAATTTTTACACTACGCTATTCATTCAAAATAGCCAATGTGATATGATTGTCAACGGTGAGTTTGATACTATATATCATGAGCATCGTAGCTTCTACAGTCATAAGAGTATGGCAAAATTAGCTGAACAAGCAGGCCTTAATATTATTGATTTTGTCAAGGGCACTATACATGGGGGCAGTGGCATTTATGTATTGAGTTCAGAACGGTCCAGACCAAATTGGTTAAAGAACTTATTGGATCTTGAAAAGGCAGCAGGTTTACATAATATTAAGACTTATGAGAAGTGGGCAAAGAACAGCGAGTATATTGTCAATGATTTGGTTGCTGCTGTTAACTGGCAAAGTAAGAATCAAAATCGTCTTGTAGTTGGATATGGCGCACCTGCTAAAGGTATGACACTATTAAACTACGCACAGATTGATTTAGATTTTATCATTGATGATGCTCCGTTAAAGCAAGGCAGATTTACTCCCGGCAGAGGAATCCCGATCGTCAGTATTGATCATTTGGATCAGCATAAACACAGGGAGATCTGCTTTGTTCCGCTTGCTTGGAACTTCTATGATGAAATTGTGGGAAGAATCAAACGAGTGCGAGACTTCCCAGGGGATAAGTTTATCAAGTATTTCCCCAAGTTTCAAATATTAGATTGAAGCTAACATGCTCATGCGTAGTGAGCATACCTTCTCCATCTGATCGTTTTTAATCTCATATACAACAACCTGAGTGCGATTAGTTCCACGATGTGTTTCAACTTGTATGTCTAGGCTTTTTGGTAATACCATTCCATGCTGTAGCAAACAATAATGCGGATCACTACGCAATTCTGCCATCATTGCTTTATCTAACCAGCATCTAGCCAATACTGCACCAAGGCAATCAACTATATCGGCTTTGATTGCCTCAACATCAAGTATTCTAAATTCAGCATTTTCATAATTGTTACGATTTTGATTACGATAATGTATGATACGTGGATCTGTATATACTGCGGGAACCATTTTTTTTTGACTCCATTGCGTTAGTATCAACACTATAATATCTAGATATTAATGAACAATTAACAGCCCATATAAGTATCGATATGAGCAACAAAGTTTGGATCCTTAGTAAGAAAAATTTGGACGAGTATGAAAATCGTCGTCTAATAGAAGCTTTCAACGAAAACAATATTGAAACTCAATTGGTTCACCCTGATAGATTTGATCTAATTGTTAATAAGAAAGACTTAACTGATATCTGGTCAGATGGAGTAAAGAATTCATTACCTGGTGCAGTTCTAGTCAGGACTGGCAGCGGCAGCACATACTTTAGTCTTGCTGTTATGCGACAATTGGAAAGCTTAGGTATTCCTGTTATTAACAGCAGCACCAGCATAGACATGGTTAAAGATAAGTTGCAGACCAGTCAATTGCTTGCTAAACATGGTATACCTATTCCAAAAACTATGCTTGTTCGGTGGCCTATTAATGCAGATTTAGTTGCCAGTGAAATTGGGTTCCCTTGTGTTGTTAAAGTTATAACTGGAAGCTATGGTAAAGGCGTACATCTCTGTCAGACTATAAGTGCTTTCAATGCACTAATGGAATTTATCGAAAGTCTGAATGCTAAGAAAACTATGATCATACAAGAGTTTATCGATGCTAAAGTTGGTAGTGATCTTAGGGTATGGGTAGTGGGCGGCAAAGTAATTGG